CTGATATAGGATTTCCTTGTAGAGGTTCCCAAGAGAGTAATCTAAATCCAAGCTCTTCCAAGTGTGTTATTAGTAAGTCCTTATACGCGACCGGTTCCGATTTTGGACCATCCGCGTAAAATGGCGTATCAGTCAGATTCACAAACAACTTCTCCCCAAATCCCCCGTTCCCATGATCCTTGAGTTTGAAAAAGTTACCATCAGCATCCATATAGGGTGTTTTAAATATAATCTTTTCAGAGTCTGGGATGATACCTATTAGTTTTCCATCTGGTTTCATCCTTTTTTTGATTTCACGCAACGAACTAAAGAACAAGTCCCTCGTCGCAAAAATATAATGTAACGAAAAATTGAAGCACACAACGTCATGTTTCCTATTTGGACAATTGTGAATATCACCCTCGTAAAAGTTCACCCTCATGTGCATATTTTTCGCTCGGGACCTAGCCTCTACGAGAGCGGTCGGTTCCGGGTCACACATGTTTATATTTGCTCCACATTTGTGCCACTTTTGAAGATCTCCACCAAAACCACACCCAACGTCCAATACACTGTTACCATGTTGTGTGACAGACTGTATCAACGAACGTTTGGCTTCGTTGTGATTCTTACGAATCTCTTCCATGTGTTTACTTCGACTAAAAACTTTAAGGTAAAATCATGTGCACATCTTGATTTCTCACGTCTCGACTTAAGTTCCAATTGAAAAGATAATAATACACGTGGCCAGAACCCTCCAGGAACTTATTTGTTTTCAGAATTTCAGGTTCTATTCCTACATCCAACGTGTTGAAAACATCATAGCCAAGGTTCTTTGCAATAATGAATGCATCGTTGTACACGTCTTCGGTGATACAAAATCTATAGGCCTGATTCACGATGTGTGCACCATTCGATTTGTGATAAGGAATTTCGTAGAAAGAGATTATTTTATCATTCTCCTCATTAATGTAAGTATTGATGGGTAAAAGCCATTTCTCCACATACGCATCATCAATTGCAGCCGCGAGTTTAAATTGTGAGTTATACTTTTCAAGTATTTCCGTGACTGTCTTTACATCTTTTATAGTCATTCTCCTCCAAGTAAATTTCGAAGGACCACGAACACGATGGAATTTTTCGTTCAAACGATTTGTTTTATGAAACCCCGACATGTGTAGATGTTCCACGTTCAATAGTCTGTGCCAATATTTCGATTTAATGACAGGGTTGAACATACTTCTCACAGCTGTTCCAACTCCATGCCACATGTTTTTCAAGTTTGCTCTTCGTCTACTTTCCAAAATCAAAAGTGGCACCAATTTCGCCTCTCTAAAATCTGAGTGAATGCATAAATAGTTCATCTGTATCGCATCTACAACTTCACTTTCAAATCTCACCCTCATCGGAACACCAGAAATATGACCAACTATTGTCCGGTCACTTCTTCTGATCACCAGTGGTAACTGTGTGCTCCATTTTAAAACATCTCGAGTGTATCTGAAGTGGAAGTTTTCTCCTTCATGGATGTACTGCTCTCTCAAAAACTCGTGAGATTCGTCGAGTGTACATATAGACCAGTGAAAACCTTCAGGTAGTGGAACGGGTTCAGGTGATGTAATCCTCGAAGAATCAATTTCCCCGTTCTCCACACCTTCTCTAGCCACTGGTTGATCGTCCCAAAATCTCCGCATATTTATATCTCGAATTATTTTTTTAAGCTGACTTAAAGTTTTGAAGTATGTATACAATATAATGTCTCTCACCCAAGACTATACAACTGTCCCTGGACAACTGTACGCGTGTCTCTCAGTCATTGGACCTGAAGCTCCCCAAAAGAATGACAAATTCGGAATTAAAATTAGGGGTGCGTTTGCCAACCGTGATGAGGCGGCTCATCACGCCAAGCGTCTTCAGAAGGAGGATCCCACATTTGACATCTACGTGGTGGACATGTATAAGTGGTTACTCATCCCCCCTGACCCAAGTGCCATCGAAGATGTTCATTACACTAATGAAAAACTAGAGGAAATCATGGTTGGATACAAGGAGAATCAGTCCCAAGCAGCTCGTATGTTCCAAGAGAGGAAGGATGGGATGACAACTGGAACTAATAATTTCACACCGGGTGATGATAACTCGAAGTTTTACACCAAACCAGATGAAGCCCCTCTTTCTCACCCCGCTGAGATTCTGGAACGACTTCAGAAGGAAAAGCCAGACACACCGATGGAGGAACTCGTCAAGGAGGCAGACAGTATTGTAGCCATTGAGCTGGAGGAACGTCGTAAACAGCGTGAACAGGATAACAAATTGGAGGAAGTTGCAGAAGAGGGAGAACAATAAATAATATATACATATAATAAACAATGTTAGGGATTTTCATGACCATACTACTGGTCGGAGCATTCTTTATTTTGTTTTTTAAAACACCATACGCTTTAAAAAACGAAAAGGAACCGAAAGTATCTTCAACAGTGGGATTTGTTGAGGATACTGGATTGGAATCATACGGTGACGTGATGAAACCAGGAGATATTGGTACGTTTGTGCCGTTCTCGAATATACCAGATGATAGCTGGTTGAGTGGATACCCCCACCTGAAAGAAAGTGTGAGTGTTTAAGTATATCTGAGAATCACAGGTTGCATGGTTTTTCCCATGAAAAAACCTAAAAGAAATACTGCAAAGGCGATGATCCAAGTAGACTTTTCTACATTTTTAAAGGGATCGGTCGATTCCCCTTGGTGGTGGGGTTGATATCCATAATTCACTTCCGGAGGTTGAAAATAATACGGTTGCTCGTTGGGCATTTCTTGACTATGTTTTTCATTCTCTTCCTGAACGAGAGGGTCGACGGCGGGATTGTATTCGATAGGATTACCGATGTCACTTTCCATTACTAATATACTTTCTCTTTTTTTTAAGCGTCTTCTGACTCACTTTCCTCTTCGTCATCTACCACAAAATCCTGTAGGTTGCCATTCTCGTCAGCGTCATCATCGTCGTCTTCGTCGTATTCACTTTCATCTGAGAGACATTCTTCATCAGTTCCTATGTCCGAGCCGGCATCAGTGTTATATTCATCAGTGCAATAATCGTCGTCGAGAACCGTCTCAGTTGGAATAAATACGACAGGCTTTTTAACCGCTCTACCCGATCGTGTAACCATTTACATTATAGTACTGATTATTGTTTAAGTAGTTTTATAATATTTGGGGTCAGTTTGTGGGTCCTGGAGGCACATTTCTTACAGGTAGGGCACATTTGCTTAATTTCATTCTTTTTTATGGTGTATGTCATTAGTTTGTCGTGACACGAGGCACTCGTTTCACAAAACCTCGAAGTAGTTGTGAGTAATAAGCCACCCTTCTGACGCTTGATGTCTATAATTTTCGTATCGTCATCAACCTTCATCCACTTGTTCAAGAAAAATTCGATTTGGGTCCTGACATTTGGTAAGGGTTTATCGACAAATTGTGTAATTTCCTTGCACTTCTTAATCTCCTCCTTGTCGGGGTATAGAATGCTGACAATCTGACTTGGGAGTTCGTGTCTCCGCCCACAGAAATCTTTACAGAAACCGTCAGCGCGCCCCTCGAGTGTGGGACACACACAGAAACACTTTTGTAAGATCTGTTTTCCACTGATTAAGAACCAAACATGATTGGAATTATGTTTTCTCTGTGTATTTTCACAATACTTGGATGTGCTAGAAACCAAGAATGTATTTTTAGACTTGTAGATCTTTGTTATGTAGGCTTCCCCCTGACCGTTCAGATTTTTACGAATAAACGTTTCGAGTGAATTTCTGAGAGTGCTGTCATACATTTCATCTTTCATCTGTTCGTGTGAAAATGAACCCTCCTTTCGTTTTGTCGACAAGTCGATTGAAATAGTTACGGGTTTTTCTGTCCTAACCGCGGTTGATTTCAACAGGTTTGGTTCTGGTTCTGGGTTAATTCTCGTCAGGGATGATAATGGCCAAGTATATTTGAAGAGTGGCAAATATATACCTTCTACTACACCTTTGTTCATTTTGTGGGACCACGGCATACGAAATCCACTTCCTTTCGTTTTCCTATCAGGGTTTCCATACACCGATGAGTCTATGATTGTATCCCACGTAGTGTTTCTATCATAACTGAATAAATCTGAAAGTATATACTCTCTCAAATACACGGCAATATCTTGATTCACCACAAAATCTGGCCAGTTTAGGTGGACACCAGTTTTAATTTTGTTACCAGATTTTTTGGGTTTCGCGACAGAAATGATACATTCCTTCCCCTCGAATTTCTTGACACATTTACATATTACTTGACAAATATCTCCGATCGCGTCGATTCCCAAACTATCCTCACCCTTGTAATCTATGTCGACGAAGAAATTGTATGTAGGTGTCTTCTGTTCCACGACGAATATTTTTTCGTCAGCTTTGACAGCCTCTACATACTTTTCGTAGAATTCATTCAATCTATCAAATGGCACAGACAAACAACCGCCGTCTAGGAGCACATGTGATGGATTGGGGACCTTTTTCAAGAAGCCGTTTTGATTGCACCAGCTTTTGAACATGTATACTTAACTATCCTCATCTCTAAACCATCTCATGAAGGAGACGTCTTGAAATTCTTTTGTTTTTGACAATTCCTTCTTAAAGGTTAACAGTTCGTAAACAGTCATATTTTCATTTTCCTTAATCCACCCTTGGATTTCTATATCACACAGTCCCCTGTTCTTTTCCAGGAGTTCTGATATTTGTCTCAAAATAAAAGCCTTGGACTTCATTATTTAATAGAGAACTTTTTTCTATTGTGAGATTGAACACAGGCGTAAAATTGTGGATTTTTTATGACATTGTCTATTATTAACTTCCAACGCTTACGTGAGTTAAATTCCTCTAAGGTGTCATAACTCATATAATCGTTTTCATCGTGTGTTTTTCTTATGGGCTGATTGTTGATCTTCCTCAGATTCATCTTCGCCTTTTCTTCGTAAAACTTCTTAATTTGATTATTCTGTTCTGTGCGAGTATAGTTTACAAAAAATATAAAAACATTATATTCGAGGTCAACTGTTGCACTTTCTTTATGTATAAACTTAAATTCGGTATACTCGACGTTTTTTAAAGAAACAACACCACGTGTCTCTTCCTCTAATTCACGTAAGGCACAACGAATAGGATTTGTAATTTCTCTACGTCTACACCCACCTGTGACAAAAATCCAATCCTTAAATCTCCAATCCCTCACGGTGAGGAATCTTGGTTGATCGCCATGAAAAGTTACTGGTATCGCAATGGCCTTGTACTTTTTCATTGCGCATTCGCAAGTTATAATAAGGTGATATGTTTATTCCTCCGATTTTTCCTCCACCACTTCTTCCTCAATTTCGTCTGGTTTCGGTGCGTCAACAACACTACGCTTGGGCTGAGAAAGACGGCGGACCATGTGGGCTGAAAAAACTTTCAGTTCGTCGACATCTTGCTTAGCCTTGTTCAACTCCTTAAAAAGAAATATGACACCCACGATACAAGCAATTGTGGCGATTATAGTCATAGTTTCACGATCAATAGGAATCATTATACTGTATGCACGAATTTAGTTTTTAAGTTATTACGCCCATCGAAGTTGTCCCCTCCTTGGGGCACTGATATGGGCTAGTCGCGAATTGAACGGCTTGGTAATGCGTAGGTTGACAGGATTTCTCAGTCGACTGTGTGGGCTGACCAACAAAAGTTTCGAGTGTCCTGGACTTTGGGTCATACGTCAATACAAAAACGATGGATACGAGGAAGATGATCTTCCAAAACATTGTTACTTACTATGTAGTTAGAAATTAGTTCGAATACAACAAACCAGCCATCCCGTTCTCAATACGGAGAACGTTGAAGTTAACTGCGTAGATGTCGTCCATGAAATCTTGGGCGGTCGATTGGATTCTCGCAGAATCGAGACGAGAGAAGTTTAGGGTGCCGGTGGGTTGGAGTTTAGCAGCGTCCAGGCAGAAAGGGACGAAGAGCAGCTTATCACCCCTGACACTGGAGTTGGTAGTGTGGTAATAGAGGGGAACCGATGTGAAGTTGGGGTCGGCGAATTTGTAATCGGCGATATCAGTCCCGTTGATTTGAAGTTTAAGCTTGTTAGCCTTGTCGAGGATAGTCATGGCACTAACCTTACCCGCCGCCAAATATTTGATGGGGTGGTTGAAGTTGAGCTCCTGGACCTTAGCCTTGGAACCGATCGACTTCTGAACCTGCGTGATGAGCATGTTTTGGGAACCGGTCGAGAATGCAGCACGCTCATCAGTGTCAAGATAGGCATAGTTGGCGTAAACGTTCCACGAATGGGAAGCAGCCGAGGTGCCCCAAGTGATACGCAACTCTACGTCATGGTACTGGAGGGCCACTAGGGGGAGGGCAGATTGCCAGTTCTCGCAGAAGGAGAAGCGAAGGGGGTAGAACTTGGCGGTCGCGCCTCCATCATACAGGGCACTCGCCACAGACTTGGATTGTGTAGCGGCCGAGAGGGTGGGGGCGATGAGTGTGGAATACGTGGAATCTTGGGTGTCGACAACCTGACCACCGATGAGAAGTTCAACCTTGGAAATCAAAGCAGTCCAATCGGGGATGTTCTCCGTGTCGGGACCGGTAGAATCATGGGGCGCCAAGTAAATATAGTTGAGGAGATCACCCTTGCGCTCGAAACGAACGGAGGACATACCACCGTTGTTCACGTTACCTTGGATGACCTGACGTTCAACAGTTTGGGAAAAGTTTGTGTGACGTTTGTAAGTGGATCGGAAAAAGCTGACCTCGGGAGCACCCACGAGGTGAGCATCCTGGGCACCGACAGCTACTAGTTGGGCAATACCACCAGACATTTATAATATAGTGAGACTTTATTTTTAAGCACTCTCGAGAGCTTTGATTCTCTTCGTCAACGAGAATACCACGTTCTGGAGGAGGGTGATTTGGGATTTTTCAGAAAGTTCCCTATCCTTGATACTCTTGAGGTCAACATTTAGGGTCGTTCCGTTGGGTGTCGAGGGCTTGGTGGGCCACACAGGGTTCGTGGGATCCTCTGTCGTCGAGGGGAGGTCACGTAGCCCCTGACGATATGCGACCCACACACCCCTCTTGTCATCAGGTATGTGATAATCAGTGGAGAAGACCCAATCCACCTCGGCGAGCCGTCTGTTGCGTTCTTCGCGGAGGTTTTTCCAAGTGAGAGCTTCCACAAGTACCTGGAGTTTCGCTTCGAACTCCTCCCTTGGGGGCTTTTCGTAGCCCTCTGGAAGACGTATAGATTCCCATGTTTCACCACAAGACCAACCTTCTACACCAGTTTCCTTTACTATCTGTATCACACAATCGAGAATTGTCATTATTATAAGGCACAAATTAAATACCCAGAAAAAAGGTTTGTTGAACCGCCCCCGTAATAGTATACAGGATAATTGGTCGACCCGGAGAACCAGAAATAATCACCAGCATTCATTTCAATTGTGACTGACATGGCGTTTCCATGATGTTCTATAGTAGGACCATTTTGTGTGTATAGAATACTATTCAAATATGCAAATATTCTACTAGCACTAGTAGGAGATTGGTTTGTATATGCACCCCACGTCATGTGGTATATTCCATGCATAGGAGCCTTAAATTTATATGTAGCAAGGTCATAACAATTACCAAAATTATATTTAGTAGCGTTTCCCGGATAAATACCTGTTATAACCTGACTACCACCGGCAGTTGAATACACCGAAAAAGCACACACATATGGTTTTATAACACCAGTCAGTTTGATATCCCCCCTCACATCCAATTGGGCTTCAGGGACTTTCCCGATGCCGACGGCCGTGTCGCTGATGACCATGGACCGCCCGGTTCGGCCCAACCGGTACAACTTTTGGACCTCCGAGGGTTCGAGGGCGACGTTGTAGAGTTTGAAGTTGGAAAGTTTTCCATCAAACCAATAATTATCATTGGCCATGCGCCCACCTATCCTGAGATCAGAAACTGCGGGAAGGGCCAATGCCACAGTCCCCCCCGTGTTACTGCCTACTGTAAGCGGCTCGCCATTTAGGTATAAAGTGTGATCACTGTAGGTTGAACTACGTCTTACAACTGTGAGGTGTATCCATTCCCCATTTTTATCCCCTATCGTGTAAAACCAATTCTGTGAAGGTGACCCGGCTTCACTGTGCATAGATAATGTAGTAGTACCACTTATCCATAAACCATCACTTAGGTTATCACCGGTTTTTCCTAAAATAAATATCTGTTCCCACGCTGCCATACTATTAGGGTTTATCCATAACGAAGCTGAAAACTGTACTGGGGCGACACCATTAAATACATCTTGTGCAAATATTGAGTCGTGAGTGCCACCAGCACTACCATTTACTGGGTTACCCGGAAACGTAAACGCCTTATCCGGTGCAGAGTAGGAGGCACCGTTCACGAACACCCCATGATTCCCCTGCCCCGAGATATCTGTGGGTGAGGAATTGACGGTGGTATCGAAATCCACCACCAACTTCTCCGGCCTAGGGGTTTCCGTATCCACGTCGTACCGAGAGATGCGGGGAACATCGAGGGACCGCCCTAGAGTCAGCGAACCCTTGTCCAGGGTCGTGGGGCCGGGGGTGCCGAAATAGCGGAGGTTACCTATAGCAGTTCCATGTCCAACAACGGAATAATTTCCATAGTTCGTTTCAGTAACTACAAGTCCAAAATACTTATAGTATTCATTATTTGTTATTGTGTAAGAAGTAATTTCAGTTGTAGCACCACTACCAGATGCAGCTGTTAACGTTTGTGAAGGAGATACAAAAACTGAATACCAATTATTTCCATCATTTGAACCGTATATCGTAAAATTCTTAGGAAATTCAGCAATATCATAATCATCCGATGCCGGGCGATACCAAGGAGTCATACTCAAACCTCTCAATTGTATCTTATACGGAAGTTGAAGTACGAGATACTCACCTAAAGATGTGTCAGAACCTAACCGTGCGTTTGAAATATAAGCTCCGGTACTACCATTATATGGTCCGTCGGTACTGTTATAAAATTCGGAACGCCAAAACCCACTGCCACCACTGCTCGTTTCTCCACTTTCATCATTGAATGCCATCCACGCTACCCGATTCGTGTTATCTTCGGTACTCGCACTCACACAAAACACTCCATGTCCCGGAATCAGGTTTTCGTACCCATCCATAGGACCCGGGGGATACTCTTGGATTCGCTCATCTCCCGCGAGTTCCAATTGGCCCGAGGGTTCGGCGACCCCGATGCCTAGGTGTCCCTTGTAGAGGGTCACGGAGGAACGGGTCCCCAAGAAATAGTCTTTTTGGTAGTCGTACAACTCTTGGACCTGCCCAGCATTGAGGGCCTTCGAGAAGAGACGGAAGTTCGCGATGGAGC